GCAAGGCCTTTTGAAAGGAATCAGCGGACAGATAAGTAAAATCACAAAAAAGTTCCGTGAGATGAAAACAAAGATTCTTGAAAAAATTAGTGAAATCAAAGATGCAATGGGAAAAAAATGGGATGGAATCAAAAAAGCAACAGGGGAAAAATGGGAACTTATTAAAGGAACCATTTCAACAAAACTGACCAATGCAAAAACCACTGTTTCCACCAAGGCAAAGGAGATTAAAGATAAGCTTTCCGAAAAGTGGGAGGACGCAAAGACAGTAACCTCCAACAAATGGGAATCCATCAAGAAAACAATCGGAACAAAACTGACCAATGCAAAAACCACTGTTTCAACTAAAGCAAAAGAGGTAAAAGACACGCTTTCCAGCAAATGGGAGGACGCAAAGACTGTAACCTCTACAAAGTGGGAATCAGTCCGCCAGCGTGTGGAAAATAAACTGACCAGTACAAAAAGAACTGTTGCAACAAAGGCAAAAGAAGTAAAAGATAAACTTTCCGAAAAGTGGGAGGACGCTAAAACAATGACTTCCACAAAATGGGAATCAGTCCGCACACGGATAGAAAGCAAACTGAAAAGCACAAAAACTACCGTTTCTGCCAAGGCAAAGGAAGTGAAAGACAAACTTTCAGATAGATGGGAAAGTGCTAAAAAGGTGACTACAACAAAGTGGGAATCCATCCGCCAGCGTGTGGAAAATAAACTGGCAGAAACTAAAACCACTGTTTCTACCAATGCTGGTGAAGTGAAAGATACGCTTGCAGAGAAATGGGAGGAAGCTAAGACCTCAACAAATGAATCATGGGGTGAAATCAAGGAATCTGTTTCTGGTTGTTTTACTGGAATCTGGGACGCTATAAAGCCTACAATCAATTCTATTTTGAGCGGTGTAGAAAGTATGGCTAATGGTGTGATTAAAGGGTTCAATGCAATGATTAAAGCATTGAATAAGCTCAGTTTTACTATCCCAGATTGGGTTCCCAAATATGGAGGGAAGAAATTTTCTCTGGGTCTAAAAGAAATTTCGGAAGTTTCCATCCCTCGTCTTGCAACAGGGACGGTGGTTCCACCAAACAAGGAATTTATGGCAGTGCTTGGTGATAACAAAAAAGAAACCGAGGTTGTTTCCCCGTTATCAACCATGAAACAAGCCCTAAAGGAAGCAATGAGTGAATACGGCGGAGATATTGGACAAAGCGGTGATGTGTATATCAGTGCGGAAGGTGATATGGACGCTATAGTTCGGCTCCTTAAATTCAAGTTGCAAAATGAAAATAAGCGTGTCGGACGAAATTTTGAAAAGGTGATAACAGCATGAGCATTAAAGTAGATGGAAAAACCTACAATGTATCTGTGACTTCCGTAGACCTGGAAACAGAGTTTATTTACAAATATGCGGAACGAACCGAGGATTTCAAGCTGAACTATGAACTTGGGGCGGTGTATCATAACCAATCATTGACATTTGGTGTTATGGATTCGAACAATACAGATTTTGTGAACCTGTACAAACTCCTGTCAACCAAAAGCACGATTGATGATGGGACAGGCCACAATGTTGAGATATGGACACCAATGGGGAAAATGTCATTTTTAATGTACCCAAACTCGCTGCAAGTCAGTTTGAAAAAGGAACGAGGAAATAAAACATGGTGGAGTGGCTTCACGGTCAAGTTTATTGCTGTGGAGCCCGTGGAGAGTTGGTAAAATGAGAAAAACGTACTGTGAAGCTGAAATGAAGTTTGAGGATACAACGGCAATGGATGATTCATATTATTCCTCAAATAGCTTGTTCCCAAATGCAGATTTGACATTGCTTAAAGACAACAAAGAAGCAATAGATATTGGTATGTTAGCACTAAACCAATTTATCCTCGATGGGAGCAAAACAATAAGTGATGGAAGCTCTATTGTGTCTGGTACTAAACCAGCAGGAACAACAGAAAAATGGGATATTGTGTATATGAGTGCCGACAGGTCAGATGAAAACTGTGGGTTTTCCAGTGACCCTATATTGGAAATTTCTTTCACAGAACCGCATACTTCAAGTGGTATAACACTGACGTTTGGTGTGGATTATCCGGCACTTATCAAAATAACATACTACACAATGAGCGGTACTCCGATCATAAGCAAGGAGTTCAGCCCGGACAGTTTGATATATGTATGTAAATGTCAAGTTGAAGATTATGGGAAGATAGAAATTGAATTTATAAAAACACGGCTGCCAGATAGGTATATCAGGCTGCAATATATCATGTACGGCATAGAAATATCCTGGAAATCGGCTGACATAATAAGTGCGACTGTCTATGATGAGGTAGATGTCAATTCAAGTACACTCCCAATCGGAACCGCTAAAATATCTGTCATTGATAAAAACAATGATTTTGATGTTCAGAATACAAATGGTGCATGGAAAAGTTTGCAAAAAACACAAGAAGTCACAATATCGGAATATATAAACGGAGAAAAATATCCAGTTGGGAAATATTATATTACTGGCATGAGTTTTTCAAACAATATAGCAAGTTTTGAAATGGAAAATGCCATAGGTTTGCTGGATAAATACACCTTCTATGATGGGACGTATTATGACAGTATGCAGATGTGGAGGCTAATCGAAATCTTCCGACCACTGATTTCAAACATTATCATGGATGATGATGTTGCATATACAAACCTTACTGGAATCCTCGAAATACAGACGTACCGGGAAGCCCTACAGATGATATGTATGGCTTGTAATGCAATGGCATATTGTGACAGCGAAGGAGCTTTACATATTGTAAAGGCAGATAAAAACATAAAAGGTACTGTCCCAACAAATCGAAAATTTGAAACAAAGGTTGAGCAAGGCGAATATGTGTCTGGGGTGACTATAGAATACGGAAGTTATACGTTATCCAGCGAAACAGAAGAAATATACAATGGCACATTAGCCATGGGAGAACATTTCATTTCCTTTTCCGGCACATTTGACCCTAAGACGGTTACTGCAAGTTTCGGGGAATTTGTAGAGTTGAAATCTAATTATGCGATTATCTCTCTGACAACTGAAAATGAGTGCATAATCAGCGGAAAAAAGTATGAAGAAACTAAATTCTCTTACACAACCAAAGTAGATACGATAGAACAGGGCGAGACAGAAAATATCAAAGAATTTGGTACAATAACGCTTTGCGATACTGCTATAATTAAATCAATGGCGGAAAACATTTTAAGTTACTACAATGCACAACGGAATCTTGTCACAATTAAATTTGTTTGTGACAACGAAAAAGCCGGGGATTATATACTCATGGAGGACAAGTCCGGGAAAAATTATGCTGGAATGATAAAAAGCCAGAACATAGATCTGGCAGGTGGATTTATATCGGAAGCTTCATGCGTTGGCTACAGTGAAGAAGTTGTTTATAAGGATTATGCCGGGCGTGACCTGTACGCTGGTGTTGAAATAGGAGTGATGTAATGTCAAAACCGATTATGGCTGAAATAACAATAACACCAAACCCGGTTAAAACAAAGGGAACGGTGACTATCAAGATAACGGCAGAGGACGCTGGTAAAATTTACGCTGGTGACAGTATGCACGCTGGCGAGAAAGTAGGGTTGATCTAAAATGGCAATAACAAAAGTACGGGTAAAAATAAACGGCACATGGAACAATTTAAGCCAGAACAGCAGCGGTCAATGGACGGGCTCGATTACGGCTCCGAGTACTACATCTTATAGGCTGTCCGGTAAATATTACCCAGTAGATGTAGAACTGACAAACGGGGCAGGTACTGTAACTACATATACAAGCAGTGATTCAACATTTGGAGAAACGTTAAAACTTGTGGTTAAGGAGACGATTGCACCTGTCATATCTGTGACTAGTCCAGCGGATGGTGCTTATGTTACCAGTAATCAGCCAGCTATCCTTTTTAATATAAAAGATGACATAGGCGGTTCTGGCATAGATTTCGAAAATACAATCCGTGCTATTGTTGACAATGAAACATCCTATAAATGGAATGATAAGACTGATGAAGGAAAAACTGTCTATTGGTCATACTCGACCAATAGCGATGGTACAGAAATAGATGGTGCGTTTAAGCCGCCATATCCATTATCAGATGGACAGCATAGCGTATGGTTTGAAGTATATGATAACGATGGTAACGTTTCCAACCGGGAATACATTTTTTTCACAGTTGATACGGTTCCACCTGCATTAAATGTTTCCAGTCCATCTGGGGACATTGAAGCAAATTCAACAGCTTTTACTGTTAAAGGAACAACAAACGATACTACTTCCAGCCCAGTTACTTTAACGATCACAGTGAATGACGGAACACCGATAACAGTTACTGTAAATTCTGACGGCTCATTCAGCCAGAATGTGACACTTGCAGAAGGTTACAATACAATCGTTGTGACTGCAACAGACGCAGCCGGGCAAACATCCACAGTAACAAGGAAGGTAGGAATTGACACAACACCGCCAACCATTAAATCTGTATCGTTATCTCCAAACCCGGTAAACACAAGTGAGAGTGTTGCTATTGTAGTAGAGGTGAACTAATTGGCAGAAAGCACGATAACAATTGAGCTCCAATCCGATATTGAATATGTTTCCGGGCGTGTGAATGGTGTATCGAAGGTTTTTGAACAAGATGAGGTCAACCCAACCAAGTGGAGAACCACTGTTGAGAAATCACCAAACGATACATATGACATAACCATTGAAGCAAGAGATTATGCTGGTAATGTTACGACGTGGCATGAAACCATAGAATACTATGATTTGCGTTTTGTGTTTGACAGGACGCAGGATGATGTAGACCGGGTAAAGGAACTTTCCAAGAAGAATTGGGATGATTTCACGGCAGCTGAAAAAAAAGAATGGAACGATGGCATGAAGGGAGCCATAAACGCTTCCGACATAAAGCGGATAAAGTGGAATATCAATGAACTTGCAAAAATGCTGGATATAGAAGTGCAAGATTTTGATTACAACACAATTTACCTAGATTTGCCATTTAGGATATTGTTAGAGGATGTGGAACAGCTCCGGCAATCGGAGCACATCTATTCCAGCACACCCAAAACACCGGAATACCCGATTTTGACATATGACCAATGGAATGACGTAGAACGGATTCTACATGATATTTATTTGAACCTCACCGCTACATATAAGCAATACGCCGGGACTGTATAGCGGTTGTGAGATAGGATTACTTTTATAAGGAGGGAAATAATGGCTTACTACACAAAAAAAACATGGACGGACAGGATAGCGGAATACGTCAACCGTAGGACGCTGACAAAGACCAGTGGAACCACAGAAGTAGTTACTGTTACGAGGAATGAGGGGACGGTATCACAGGAAGGAGACGTGTTTGACGCTTCCACCATGAACGCAATGGAAACCAGAATCAGTAACGCATTTGATTCTGTATCTTCGGCTATTAGCGACATCTGGAAAACTGTTTACCCAGTCGGGAGCATTTACATGAGCGTGAGTTCCACTTCCCCGGCTTCGCTGTTCGGTGGCTCCTGGACACAGCTTCAGAACCGCTTCCTGCTGGGTGCTGGTTCTTCCTATAGTAATGGTTCTACTGGAGGTGAATCCACGCACACATTGACAACATCTGAAATGCCGTCACATACCCATACACCGAATAGCAATAATACCTCATTGACAGGTACATGGGTTCCAAATGTTTCTAATGGATATGCAAGAGGTCAAGTTGCAATTTCCACTTCAAGTAGTAAATATGCACCGGTTATGGATAGTATGGATAACTTTGTTTGGGGAACAGTAGCGTCAACAGGTGGCGGTAGTTCGCATAACAATATGCCGCCGTACCTGGTAGTATATATGTGGAAGCGTACCGCATAGAAAGGGGTAAAAAATGTTAAAAAACACAGTATTCAGCAGTAGCACAGATACCAAGAAATGGTTTACTTCTGCCGCTATCCGTGCAGTAAAGACAGTTGCACAGACGGCGGTAGCAATGCTCCCTGTTGCGACAACAATCAGTGCAGTTGACTGGAAGAGCGTTGTAGGAACGGCTGCACTTGCCGGGCTTACATCAATCTTGACTTCAATCGTAGGTTTGCCTGAAACTAACAACACGGCAGAAAACACAGAAAGCGAGGAATCATAAATGAGAGAATTTAGTGCATTACATCCGAGATTACAGACACTTGCAACACAGCTAAAGGAGACTTGTGCCGCACAGGGAATCAATATCTTGTTCAGCGAGTGCTTACGGACAGTGGCGGAACAGGACGCATTATACGCACAGGGGCGTACCACTTCCGGGAGTATCGTCACAAATGCCCGTGGAAGTTCCTACAGTTCCCAGCACCAGTGGGGCATTGCAGTGGATTTCTATTTGAATATGGACGTAGACGGGGACGGAAGCAAATCAGATGACGCTTTCAACAATAATACGGGCCTGTTTGACAAGGTAGGAAAGATAGCACAGACATTAGGTCTTGGCTGGGGCGGTGCATGGACTTCCATTAAAGACAGGCCACACCTGTACCTGCCAGATTGGGGGAGCACCACTTCTAAGCTCAAATCTACCTACGGTACGCCAGAAAAGTTCATGGCTTCCTGGAACAATTCTGGGACAGCAATAAGTGCAGTGAATAGCACAGATTCTACCGGGTATGAACGTACACAGTTCATTATGGACGTGCAGGCGGCAACTGGGAGCCAGGTAGACGGGAAGGCCGGGACGGAAACTGTAGGGAACACAGTTACCGTTTCAAAGACTAAAAACAAGAACCATACGGTAGTAACGGCACTGGAACGGCGGCTGAAATCATTAGGTTACTATACCGGGAGCATTGAAGCAGACTCTGGTAAAACACCCTGTTTCGGCTTCGGTATGGAATCTGCCGTGAACAGTTACCAGAAGGAAGTACTGGGATATTCCAAGACAGACGGGGAAATCACGGCAAAGGGGAAGATGTGGAAAAGCCTCCTTGGGTTGGTCTAGTCGGCACGAAATATGGAAGGGCGTGGGGTGAAACCTACGCCACTTTTTTTGAAAAAATTTGGTACAAATAAAAGCCAGAACCGTGGTAATATAATATTGTAAAAGTACTCAATTACTTTTCTTCATTTTTTCTGGCACCACCAGAACTTCTCCTAAAAAGACAGTGCCTGCGGTACATTCTACTCCCCCATACTTGCAGGAACTGTCTTTTTGTTGGAAAATGGTACAAATCAAGCAGAGAGATATGCTATCATATAATCCATAGAAATACCAATGCAGGTAAATGAATTTACTTTGCGACCTCCTTACAATGTGCAGGGTTCCAAAAGCGGAAATACCCTGCACATTTTTTTCGGTTTGAAATTGTAGTTATGTTGTTGCCCGTGACCGCACCTGAGCCCTTTTCCGTGACAAAATTCGTGACAAAAAATAGTTAAAAAAGCCAAAATAGACTTTTATTTTTACAAATTTATAAGCATAGAAAAAGCCCCGGAAACCACTGATTTTAAAGGGAGAACCAGTATTTCCGGGACATAACAAAAAAAGCTGCTGACGGGAATCGGACTTGTGAGTTTCGCTCCAAGAGTGCCTATTTTACGGTATCTGCGGATTTTGTGACAAAATCTGTGACAAAATTCATTCTATCAATTCTGATATATACTGTGCGGCGAACTCCTGCATTTCATCTTTCTTATCTTCCATTGCATGGCGGTACACTGTCTTGAGTGTTATGTCAGACTTCCAACCACCGGATTGCATAATGTAGCTGTCGGGTATGCCCAGTGAGTGGCTCATGGAAGCGTAATAATGCCGCATATCGTGTAGCCGGAAATGTGGTATTCCCAGTTCTTTTTGCAGCTTTGTGAGGTATTTCAGTATGTTCCCCGGGTGGCCCCGATATATCACCCCTCTTTCCTTTATCAGATCCACAACGCTGTCCGGTAGGTATATCGTCCTGGTGCTCTCCGGCGTTTTGGTTGTGTCTTTTGTGACAAATTTTTTTTCGTCATTTACAACCTTGGATTTATCAATGGTTAAAAGATTTCCATTTATATCATCCGGGGTAACAGCACATATCTCTGACCGCCGTAGGCCAAATGTAGCCAGGATAAGTGCTATTTCATAATCAGAGCCTTTCGCCCGGTGGAGAATCTTCTTCACTTCCTCGTCAGATGGGATATAATACTTTGTTTTACGTTTTTTCGGTAGGTTGGTAGAAATATTCAAGTCCGGCTGGAACATCCCCAGAACGGACAAAATAAAGCCATGGGCGTTTCTAACAGTTTTTGGAGCACGTCCAACGGAGTATTTGTTTATCTCCTCCTGCACGTCCACCCCTGTAATATCTTTTACGCACAGGGCTTTGAAATCGTCTGATAGGTTCCGTAATATACTTCTGTAGTTCGGTATGGTGGATGGGCTGAAAACATTGGAATTTGTTTCCAGGAACTTCTCAGCGGCAGCCTGGAAGTCCATCTTATTGTTATTCTTCCCGCTATTTCCAGCCACGCCATCCGTCTTATCCTTTTCCATGGCTTCTGCCATAAGCTGGATTGCTTCTTTCTGCGTTGGCTTATGGTCAACCACCACAGAATACGGTACACCCTTATACATTTTTCTTATGCGGTAGGAGCCGGAAGGTAACTGTTCAATCTTCATGGGAACCTCCTTTTTTCTAAATATTTCCATTTTCCACTAATTCTGAATTGATTTTAAAATATCTATGACCCTACCCATACATTTAGAATCCTCTGTCAATGGAATGTTTTTGTATTCTTGATTCAATGAGATCAAAACTCCATATCCCATCTTTTTAACATAGCTTTCACCATCAACCAAAAATATTCCTATTTCACCTTCGTATATTTCTTCTGTCATTTCAACCAGAAGCATATCTCCATCATGGCAGATTGGTTCCATGCTATTTCCATTTACACCAATGGCATAATCAACTTTCTTATATTTTTGGATATCCGGTATTTGTATTTTTTTTGTTGGTGGTGTGTCGAATACAATTTGACCTGTCCCGGCAGAAGCTAGCCGATAGTAGTAATTTATCACCCTAGAGTTTTCTGTTGAAAAAGTATTTAATGCTATTCCTTTTATTTGTTTGCTTCTCTCAACTTCTCGTTTCAATGCTATATCAATAGTTTCTTTTCCAAAATCATCAAGAACACGGTATTGCTTTATATGCTCGTATTCCAAAAGAGATATATCATTTCCAATACGTTTAAAAGCATATACATCTGATAATAAGGAGGAACAATCAATTTTATATATTTCACAAAGTTTTACAAAAGTGTCTATATCCGGTTCGGTTTTCCCTTTTTCCCAGTTACTTATTGTGTTTGCCTTTAGTCCTAATTGTTCTGCTACATCTTGCTGTTTAAGGGCACATGACAATCTGGCACTTCTCAATCTGTTCACCAAAAGTTCATTCATAATATAACCTCCCTCTTTATGGCTATTTTATGATTAGTTTTTTTAATTTGTGCTTGACACCCCCCGTTTGGGGTAATATGACCATACCACAATATCATGCTTTTGTAAACAAACAAAACGGGAAATAAATAAAATAATCAAAGAAAATGAAATATAACTGTTGACACATCAAGAAACATGATATAGAATAATATTAACATCACAAAACATGATATTTCAAAGGAGGTGATTTAGTGGAAACAGGTATGATTATCAAAGAATATTTGAACGAAAGAGGGATTTCACAGGCCTTTTTATGCAGAAAAACACATATTGGAAGAGCAAAATTAAGCCTTTCGCTGAACGGTGACCGGAGGCTTTCCCTGGAAGAATATGCCGCTATTTGTGGTGCGTTGGGAGTAAACACGGACTATTTTCTGAAACCGTGCAAGTTGGAAGAAGATAGAACAGTGAACTAAAAACATAGAGAGAGGTGAAAAAGGTGGAAACAATAAAAAGTTACAAGGGTTTTAACAAAGACATGACCTGTAGAGGTTTCCAGTATGAAATTGGAAAGGAATATGAGACAGAAACTGCGAAAGTGTGTGAAAGTGGATTCCATGCTTGTGAATATCCGCTGGATGTACTTTCCTATTACAGCCCAAGTAAAAGTGTATATTGTGAAGTGGAGCAGGGCGGTGAACTTTCAAAATCAGATGATGATTCAAAAGTTTCCTCAACAAAAATAAAAATCGGTGCGTCTATTGATATTGCTGGACTTGTTAAAGCGGCAATAGAATTTACTACAAAAAGGACAAAAAAAGAAACTGAAAATAATGATGATAACGGTGCTGCCAGCTCCACGGGAGATAACGGTTCTGCCAGCTCCACGGGAGATAAAGGTGCTGCCAGCTCCACGGGAACTTGCGGTTCTGCCAGCTCCACGGGAGATTACGGTGCTGCCAGCTCCA